CGCGCAGAACGATTTTGTCGTCAACGCCGGCCAGCTGCTCCAGGCGAAGGCTGCCGTCCCGGCGAAGCCCTTCGCGCAGGCCGACTGGTCCCAGATCCAAACCCTTGTGCAGTCCGACGCGCGCTATGTGCAGCTCGCCGGTGGGACCATGACTGGTCCCCTCAACCTCAGTGGCAATCCGACCGCGGCGGCGCAGGCATCGAACAAGGCGTATGTCGACACCACGACCGCGTCGGGCGATGCCACCGTGCATGCGTATGTCGATACAACGGTGGCCAAGTATCTGCCGCTCACCGGCGGCAACCTGACGGGTCCTCTCGGCGTTGGCGGCAACGGCATCACCTATCCGAGCATCGGCTGGACCCATGCCACGGCGATCGGCTGGGACGGCGCCAACTTCCAAGCCGCCGGTGACGGCGCATACCAAGGCGCGCTGGCGCTGCAAAACTGGGTCGGTGCCAACTATCTCGCACTGAGCGGTGGCACGGTCGCGCATCTCTCGCTCAATGCCGGTGTCACCTTCGCCTGGCTGGGCAGCGGCTACGCGCATGCCATATCGATCGGCTGGGACGGCAACCTGCAATGCTGGGTCGACGGCACCTATGTCGGTGGTCTGGCGACCCAAGGTCAGCTAGGCAACTATTTACCGCTGTCTGGCGGCACTGTGACCGGTCTGCTGTATGTCTCCAGCGGGCGTTTGTTGTCTTACAACGGCGGCAACCTTCCATCGGTCTCGGTCTACGATACCGCGGCGAATTACGCTGCCGGCATGTGGTTAGATGCCAAGCAGGATCTGGTGTTCGGCGCGGTCGGTGGCGACGGCAATCCATCGGTTCCAGGTGCTGCACTCAACACTGGCGGCACGCTCTACCTCGCCGGTGGCCTGGGCTGCGGCAACTACGGCGGCAATCCGCAAATCTCGCTGCTCACCGGTTCTGGCGCAGTGGGTGTGGCGTTCCACACCTATGTGTTGGCGATGGGCACTGACAGCACGCTGGCCTGGTATCCGCCAAGTGCTGGCGCGTTGTTCTGGTGCGACGCTGGCGGCTCGTTCGCGGCTTACCAGTTCCTGAGTTATTCCGACGCCAGGACCAAGACCGCCATCGCGCTCACTGACTGCGGTCTCGACGAGGTGCTGCAACTGGTCCCGGTGACGTTCCGCCGCATCGACAGCGACCGCACCGAGATGGGCTTCGTCGCCCAGGATGTTGCCGCGGTCATCCCCGAAGCCGTGTGTCCGATGCGTGCACGTCCCGAAGATGACGAGATGCTTGGCTTGTCCCTCAACCCCATTGTGGCCGCGCTGGTGAATGCCGCGAAGGTATTCGACATGCGGCTGCGCAGCCTGGAGAACGCCCATGGAACCGCTTAACCCGACCGACCGGCTGACTGTTGAGCTTGAGGCGCAGCAGTGGAACCAAGTCCTCGCCCTGATCGCCGAAGGCCCCTTTCGCGTTGCGGCGCCGCTGATGCAGACCATGCAGCAGCAGCTGCAAAACCCCAAGGCACAGGTGGGCGTGGCGCGCAACGTGTTCCCGATGGAGGCCGGCTGATGTCTGACCAGCCAGAACCACCGATGGGCATAGGCGTGATGCGGGTGCAGCGGCAGCGCGCTCGCGACTGGGCCGAGACCGTCGAACAGCCACCGACCGAACCGACCGAGCCACCAGTGAACATCGATGTTCCCTATGTGGCGCAAGAGGGTCAGCTTTTGCATTGCACGATGGGCAACTGGAGCGGCGAGCCGACTTCGTATGCCTATCAGTGGATACAAGACGACACGACAGAGATTGGCGATGGCACGGCATCCTATGTCGTCACCATCGACGATGTTGGTCACGTGATGACATGCGTCGTGACGGCGACCAACGCACTTGGCTCAACGATCGCGCCAGCCTCAAACCCAGTCACCGTTGCCTAAAACCCAACAGGAGATTGCTCATGCCTTTCGTATCCGGCTTTTTGCGTATCCGTTCCGGTGATCACCCGGACCACGAGCTGCCCGGTGGCGGGGCACCTGATAACGAGCTGCCAGGCGCACCGGTCTATCCCGACCAGGGTCTGCCGGCGCCACCGCCAGGCGTGTGGCCACCGTTGACCCCGAGCCACCCGATCCAGCCGGCGCCGCCTGGCACACCGCCTGGCGTGATCTGGCCCCCGGTTGGCGCACCGCCTCACCCTGACCATGGCTTGCCGCCCAGCGCAGGGCACCCGGATCAGGGTCTGCCGCCCAGCCCAGGGCACCCGGATCAGGGTCTGCCGCGGCCACCGGTTCGCCCGGATCAGGGTCTCCCGCCCACCGGCGGCGCACCGGATCAGGGTCTGCCGTCGAAAACCTACTGGGTGGTGTGCGGTATCCCGGGCGTGGGCTGGCGCTATGTCGCGGTCGACCCGAGCCTGACCGTGTCGCCGCCGATCGCGCCCACGCCGGCACCCAAGCCTGTCTAAATGCGGCTTGACGTTGCCCGTTACGAACTGGTCCTCAAGCGGATGATCGCGGTCATCGAGGCGCAAACCTCGATGCTCGCGTTCACCCGCTTGATGATGCCCAGCCCGCGCTGGCCAGATGACCCGGACCACTCGCGCTATGAGGTGCAGCGGTTTCACGAGGTCATCTGTGCCGCGCTGGAGGAACTTGCCGCGGGCCGTATCCGGCGGCTGATCATCAATCTGCCGCCGCGACACGGTAAGACGCAGCTCGCCAGCAAAATGTTCATCGCCTGGTTCGCCGGTTTGCACCCCGAACTCAGCACGATTTTCGGCACCTACAACGAGAAATTCAGCCAGGACATCGGCCGTGCGGTGCGCAGCATCATGCTGTCCCCGGCTTACGCCCAGGTGTTTCCTGGGACCAACCTCAAAAGCGACAGCAAGGCCACCGATCGGCTGGAGACCAGCGAGGGTGGCATTCTCGCGTTCGTCGGCCGCGGCGGGACCACCACCGGCCGCGGCGGCGATCTGCTGTGCATCGACGATCCGATCAAAGACCGCATGGAGGCGGACAGCCCGACCATCCGCGACACGCTGTGGACGTGGTTCACCCAGGTCATCGCGTCACGCCTGATGGACGAGACCGGGCGGATCATGCTGATCCAGACGCGGTGGCACCAGGATGACCTGATCGGTCGGCTCACCGACCCGCACAACTCCTACTATGACCCGGAGGAAGCGGCCGAGTGGCATATCATCGATCTGCCGGCGCTGGCGTTCGACGACGGTAAGGACCCGCTCCACCGTCAGGTCGACGAACCGCTCTGGCCCGGGCGTTTCGGCCGCGATTATCTGCTGGCCTTGCGCCGCCGGGACCACCGCGGCTTCTCGGCGCTCTACCAGGGGCGACCGTCGCCCGCCGGTGGAACCTTTTTCAGCGTCGATTGGCTGCACACCTACCGGCCCAACGAGCTGCCCACCAATTTGCGCTGCTATGCCGCCTCTGATCATGCCGTTGCGCTCAAACAGGGGTCCGACAAGACGTGTTTGATGGTCATTGGGGTCGATAGCAACGACACAATTTGGGTGTTGCCCGACCTGATTTGGCGGCAAATGACCGCAGAACAGACGGTTGAGAGCATGTTGCGCATGATGAAGGCGCACAAGCCGCTGTTTTGGTGGGCCGAGCGCAGTCACATCAGCAAATCGATCGGTCCCTTCCTGCGCAAGCGGATGCTGGAGACGCACACCTTCTGCAGCCTGATCGAGATGCAGCCGATCGCCGACAAACAGACCCGGGCGCAGTCCATTCAGGGGCGCCTCAGCATGAACCGTGTGCGTTTCCCCGAGCGCGCCCCCTGGTGGCCCGCGGCGCGGGACCAGATGTTGAAGTTCCCCTATGACGCGCATGACGACTTCGTGGATACACTTGCCTATATCGGTCTTGGGCTGACCTTGCAGGTCCCGGCCGGCAGCAATCAAAGTCCGGAGGCGGACAAGCCGCCGGAGAACACCTTTGGCTGGCTGAAAATGCAGCGGGACCAGGCCGAACGCAGCGTCAAACTCGGTTACGCATCGGGAGGCTGGTGATGGACATCGGATTTATCTTCTGGCTGATCATGCTGCTGTGGCTGCTGTTCTGGGCGTTCGGCAACTTTACGCCGC